ACTGGTGCGTCATCCCAGAAGCATCCTTTGCAACTTGCAGTGTATGCATGGGCATTGGGTAAGCATGGGATTACTGTCGATAGGGCAGGTTTCTGGGATGCACGTACTGGTACAGTCTCACAATGGAACCTAGAATTTTTACACGCAGAGCGTGTCGAGGACATACTCAACACCTTTGATATCGCTAGAAAGAATACGATCTTCCTGCCCAACTTCTCAAACTGTGGCAGATGTGGTGTGATATCCTCATGCAAGTTTCTTCACTCAACAAGAAAAGGAGATAACAAATGACTGGTAACTTCCAAGTCAGCAGTAAACTACCCGATGGACGTATCTTCGTGGTAGCATCAGAGACCTACGTTGGTTTCTGTGAAGCACTAGAGAGTGCTGTCGGTATCGAAGAGTCACAAGATGTACTCAAGATTATGGCGCAGTCTCTATCAGGAGCACCTAACAATGGTGTTCAAGCAGTTCAGAACATCGCAGCAGCCTTTCCAGGCGCTGAGGCAGTTCATACTGCACACCCAACAAATGCTGGTAACCTTGGACCATCATCTAAGACCTGCTCACATGGTGTAATGACCAAGCGAACAGGTGCAGGTGCAAAGGGTCCATGGAAGGCATACATGTGTCCTTCACCTAAGGGAACACCAGATCAGTGCGAACCAGTATGGGTACGCCGACACGATTCTGAATGGAGTGCATTCTAAGTTATGAGAACCCTAGCCCGTGCAGTTGGTGGAAAGGACATCGGTGGTGAACCATTACCATCAGTGTTCCGCACGTTCGATGCCAACAAAGTAGTTATTCGCCGATCCGAAGTCTCGATGATTGCTGGCACTCCTGGTGCTGGTAAGTCGACCTTGGCCTTGGCTATTGCGCTACGGGCTAAAGTTCCTACCTTGTATGTATCAGCCGACACAAACGCTCACACAATGGCTATGCGTCTGCTATCTATGATTACTAGCAAGTCCCAGTCTGATGCTGAGCACATGCTCAACGAAGATATTGATGGTAGTCGTAAAACAATTAATGATTCCTCGGGGCACATCTTCTGGTCATTTGAGTCAGCACCAACGCTGGCAGATCTCGATCAAGAGGTAGAAGCATTCGAGGAATTATGGGGCTGTTCGCCGACTCTCATAGTTGTTGATAACCTTATGGATATCTCCAATGATGGGGGAGAAGAGTTTGCGAACATGCGTTCTACAATCAAAGAGTTGAAGTATCTTGCAAGAGATACCAACGCTGCGGTATTGATACTGCATCATACCAAAGAGTCGTATACGGGGAACCCATGCCAACCTCGCTCTGCTTTGCAGGGCATGGTGGCACAGTTGCCTGCACTTATCTGTACAGTGGGAACTAACGCACCAGGCTACCTCGCGGTAGCACCCGTTAAGAACCGCTATGGTAAGGCAGATCCAACTGGGGATACGGCTTTTTGGTTGCAGTTCAATCCCGAATTTATGGGTGTCTCAGACATACCTGAACGGGTACAATGAAGCACATCAATGATTTGAAACCTGACTACTCAAGGGCTATGGATATCAGAGGTGAACCCACCACTGTATGCGTATGTGGGTGTTTCGTTTGGAATCTTAAAGTAACATTTGAAGCAGATGGTACGATAGGAATGTACTTTCTAGATATGGAGTGCGCTGACTGTGGAACACAGGCAACCGCCCCAACAGAGGAGTAAAAATGAAACTAAAAACATACGTACTCTTGATGATTTTTGTGGTCTTTGTGGGTACACTGCCCCATACTGTGGGTGCTCTTACTTTGCAAAAGAAGATTATTCAGATTGAAGAAGAGATTGTTTATCGTTGTGCGAATCCAGCGATGAGAGAAATGAAGTTGATCGCAAAAGAAGTTGGCAAGATTAAGGTCATGGCACAGTTCAATAGCATTAAGGAGTGGAGGGCTTTAGATGAACTATGGTACATCGAGTCACGCTGGGATTACACAGCAGACAATCCTCGCTCCACTGCCTATGGCATACCTCAACTGCTCAAGATGGATCCCAAGACTCCATTAGTGAAGCAGATTGATCTTGGATTGAAATATATTAAGCACCGCTATGGCACGCCTACCAAGGCGTTGAAGTTCCACAAGAAACATGGCTGGTACTAATGAGCAACCCAGCAAAGGCCAAGGGATCTAAGGCCGAAAGAGATATCGTTGCTTATCTGATTGAGAACGGATTCCCATACGCTGAAAGGCGTTTAGCAGGGGCGCAAGAAGATAAGGGCGATATCGCTGGTGTTAATGGTGTGTGCATTGAAGTTAAAGACCATGCAAAGATGGCTCTCTCTGGTTGGCTAGAAGAGTTACGAGTTGAGATGATTCATGCTAAGGCATGGACTGGTGTCGTATGGCACAAGCGCAAAGGTAAATCATCTCCTGCCGATTGGTATGCTACAATGCCTGGGTCAGTGTATTTAGATTTACTAAAGAAGGCGATGGACAAATGAACATAGATCAACTCAATGAATCTACAGGTTGGAACGAACTTGGCTGGATTGATATACTTGCTAAAGCAGTATTGCTGAATAAGGTTTCCATTAAAGACGGAAAAATTACAGTGAGGGCTTTCACGGAAGATGAACTCTGAGAAGCCAGATATAACAACAATTCTCGAGTACTACGGTGCTCGGGTTCCTACCCGTGGTGGATGGGCTAAACTAAAGTGTCCCTTCCACGATGATTCACATGCATCTGCTGCAGTTAACCTAAAGGACAACATCTTTAAGTGTCATGGTTGCCAGTACAAAGGCGATGCGTATGCTATCATTATGCAAAAAGAAGGAGTTAACTTTCGTGAAGCAGTCACACTTGCAAAGGGAATCTTTGACCAGAGCGGCAAAGTTCTACCACAGCGCATTACACGAAGCGGAGGACTACCTCGCAGAACGGGGTATAACTCTGGAGCAGGCCCAGAAGATGCGCTTGGGCGTCGTGCTAGAGCCGCTCACGGGTCATGAAGCCTATGTCAATCGCTTGGCGATTCCGTATCTTACACGTTCGGGGGTGGTTGACCTTCGATTCAGGGCCATGGACCACTCAGAGCCAAAGTACATGGGGATCAGCGGGGCGACGACGCATCTCTACAACGTGGGTGCGTTTTTCAAAGCGTCCTCATACATTTCTATCTGTGAAGGTGAGATTGACACGATCACACTTGATACAGTTTGCGGGATACCTGCGGTGGGGGTCCCTGGAGTGAACAACTGGAAGAAGCATTACACCAGACTTCTCTCGGACTTCGACAGAGTATTTCTATTTGCTGATGGGGATAGCGCTGGTGCTGACTTTGGCAAGTCTTTGGCTAAGGAGTTACCTAACCTGACCATTGTCAACATGCCCGAGGGCGAGGATGTAAACAGCATATATCGGACAAATGGTGTAGAATATTTCCAACAGAAGATTGCGAGTGCCTAATGTTAATGCCTGATAAGAACGGCGTGTTTAGATGTGAAGATAAGTGCTCGTTTGCAACGGCAGATATCTTTGAGTTTATGGATCACTGTGGCATCGAATTTGGTTGGCAAGTACGCCTAAATAAGCGTTTTTCCTTTGATTTATATACGTTTTTGAGCCTCCTCAACGAGACCGTCAACAAGGGTGATCTCGATGATGCATGGAGTATCGTGCAAGATGCAACCCTCATGATGGTCAATGCAAGTGAGGGAGACCTAGAAGAATTTGTTGAAGAGGCAGTAGTAGCCTCTGAGATGAATGAGATGATGAGCGACCTAGAAAGACTACTTAAGAAAGACGGAGATGAAAAAGATTAAACGACTTAGTGTAAGAGACATGGTTGCCCATGATTACAAGTGGGAGCCACCGCAGAAGGTAACTGAGTATGCTTTTGATATACCTGAGCCTAACCAATTTGAGTTAGACATCTGGGAGATCAGTGATGCACTCACTAACCTGCTCATCAAGAAACATGCCGACTACGGCCCAAAGAATATCTCACAAAGTCCTGGAGGCCCACTCAATGGCCTCCGTGTTCGTATGTGGGACAAGGTAGCACGTATCAACAATCTCATCGATACTGGCAAGGATGCACAGAATGAATCACTTGAGGATTCCTTTGCTGACTTAGCCAACTATTCAATCATCGCACTAATGGTACTGAAAGGTAAATGGCCAGCAGAATGAAAAAGTCAATCAAAAAAACAATCAAGCGTATCTTCGGACCTTACAAAGGTAGCGAACAAAACGGTGGACGACCAATCTATGTGATTAAGAAACGGACTAAAGATGGTAAAGTGGTTACAACTTCTAGCAATAAGGCTCGAGTTGATTACGAAAAGGCCACAGGAAAAACACTACCCAGAGGAACAGAAGTAGATCACAAGAACAACGGTGGTAGAGCAGGCGATGATAGAATTTCTAACCTTCGTACTATCTCTAAGAGTAAGAACGTTGGGCTAGAAAACAAGCGTCGCGCTAAGAAAACAACCAAGAAGAAAGCGACAAAGAAGACATGAAAAATATCGTTTGCATCTCCGATCTTCAAGTTCCATATCACGATGTAGAAGCCACGAAGGCAGTGGCTAAGTTCATTCAATGGTATCAACCTGAAACTGTAGTATCCTGCGGTGATGAGATGGATATGCAGACGATCTCGAAGTGGAGTAAGGGAACTGAACTAGAGTTTGAACGCTCTATTGGACGTGACCGAGACCTCACTCGTCAAGTGCTCTATGACTTAACCGTTGAGCACATGGTACGTAGCAACCATACAGATAGATTATTTAATACAGTTGCTATGCGAGCACCAGGATTGCTTGGTCTTCCTGAGTTGCAACTAGAGAACTTTCTTGGACTCAATGAACTTGAGATCAAGTATCACACTGATCCGTATGAACTAGCCCCAGGCTGGCTACTCATGCATGGTGATGAAGGAAACGTACAGCCTACGGCTGGAGCCACTGCGTTGGGCTTAGCAAAGCGCTCAGGTATGAGCGTTGTCTGTGGTCACACGCATCGCATGGGTCTAACACATCAGACTCAAACCTATCGTGGTGGTAAGCCTAAGACTATCTGGGGTATGGAACTCGGAAACCTTATGGATTATCGTAATGCAAAATACATCAAGGCAGGGCTATTCACATGGCAACAAGGCTTTGGTATCTTGCATGTAGACGGGAAGAATGTAACCCCACAACTTGTTCCTATTATCAACAACTCATTCACAGTGGATGGTAAAACATTCAAATGGTGATAGAAAGATACGATGGAATTGTGAGTGCTATTGCTTACGAATTCGCTCGTAAATACAAGATTGTTGATGCTGATGATGTTCGTCAAGAGTTATGGGTGTGGTTTCTTGAGCACCCTAACAAGGTCAAGGTCTGGGAAGATTTAGAAGGCAAGCAGTCTATAAAACTTATTGCTAGGTCACTGCGTAACGCTGCTAAGGATTACTGCCAGAAGCAGAAGGCGCAGATAGGTGGTTATCGTGTAGAGGACAACTACTACTACGACAAAGAACTTGTTGAGGCACTACTGCCAGCAGTCATCAGAGGTGATGTAGTAGCACCAGCGATGGCTGAACTAGGTTTTGTATCAGGTAAGAAGGTAGCCTCTGAGGGAGGCAACTGGTTTGCTATGATGGCCGACATTGAGTGGGGACTTGATAAACTTACCACTGAGCAGAAGAGTATTATATTTCTACGTTACGGCGATGGGTGCGATAACAGAACCTTTGCTAAGGAACTGGCTATCACAGAAGATGCAGCACGTATGAGAGTTAACAGAGCACTAAACAATTTGATTAATTTCCTAGGTGGCAGTAAGCCACGCAAGGAACGCGACTACACAGAAGAGGAAACAAATGACGCAGCCAACAGACTTCAAGAATCTCAAGGAGAATCTCCTGAGCATACAGACCCAATTGGAGAATCAGACTTGGGTGAAGAAGCAGGATCCGAAGTTTATTAAATCATTAAATAATATCGACAATGCGTTTGGCGAACTTACTACTCATCTTTACATGATGATAAGTTACTTCGAGCAGTATGTTGAGGCCGTTCATGCCTCTGACTTATTCGCACCGCTGATGGAGAAAGATAAAAACGACAATGAATATCCTAATCCAACACAAACCTTTTCCGCGCCCGCTGAGGAAGTCACCGAGTGATCTGCGATAAGTGTCGCGCTGGTGGCATGGCGAATAAGTTAGGTGAGACTTATCTTGCTATTGGTCTACATGACCAGTGTACAGGGTGCGTGTGCCAGCATAAGACTGGCGATGGATGGCACAAAACGAAGGCATGAAAAAACCCCCCACGCTGGGTGCGTGAGGGGCTAGTGCAGGATTATCCTGCAGTGCTAGTCGCCGTAGTATTCTGCAAAGATTTCATCAGGCTCATAACACTCACAATATGCGACCTTTAGATTACATGAGTCACATACTTCATCATCGCCTCTGGCGATAGGGTCGTCGACTTGCATGGTCAGTGTTTCACTGGCTTATAGACAGGCTCGATCACTGAGTAAAGCATGCCGTCAATAAACGCGTATGCCTCATCATATCCATCGAACATTCCATACGACCATGTTCCGTTGCCGTCCTCATCGCTCACTTGAACAATGTATCCAGCGACTCGCATTACTTCATCTTGATAGACTTGCATGATATTCCTTTCATAAGGCAAGGGCTAAGATAGCCCCTACCGCTAGTAGGGTTGCGAATGATGTCCAAAACATAAGGCTTAGGGATTCCCTTATGGTCATGGCGAAGTAATCTATCTCATCTTTATCCATCTATTCGTTTTCCTTCCGTAAATCCCTCATGCATGGCTGGAGTAGTATTCAGCACATGTATCGGGACTATATTGAGTGTTTTTTGTATCTCTCTGCGTTCACTTGGATCAAGACCGCCCCATATACCGAACAGGCCAGTATATTTTAGAGCATAATCTCGACACTCTTGCATCGCTGGACATGCCTTGCATAGTTGCTTGGCATATACCGCAGCAGGAGTCTTGTACTTAGAGTTGCCACCTTCTTCTGGAAACCAGATCTCGGGGTCAACCTCAGCACACAGCGCTGGGTTATTGAACAAAGGAAAGTGATGCTCGGTCACTTGCTCACCGCTAGACCGCAGGATAATCCTGCAGTGCCCACTTTATCCCATGCACATTGTTGGCAATAAAACCCTGCGCTCATGTCGTGCGCTAAGACCATGATGGGCATGGTGCACTTAGAGCACAGGGCTTCCTTGTATTTATCCATTGTTACCTTCCATTGGTAGTTGACCAGCCATGCGCTGATACTCAGTGGCTCTGAGCATCAGTTGAGCATGGCGTTCCTTGTTGCCTTCCCGTAACGCTTGTTCGGCGTCATGCAGGAATAGTTCAGCGCGTACCCCTAGATAGTACGGGGTAGGCGGTACTGGCTTACGCTTCTTGCTCATAGTTGCCACCCACCTTCCTTGCCGTTGGCAGCCCATGTCTTACCCTTGCCCTGATAGCACAGGCAGTCGGTAAGGTAAGTGTTGCAGTCGTAGCATGATCCACATGCCATGCAGTAGTGATCATCCCAGTCCTCGATCATGGCCTCATCTACATAGGTTTCGCAGACAGTACACTCGCGCCACTTTACATCCTTATCGTCGGAGTAACCGCCGAAGCCGAGGCCAAAGTCTAAAGGGTTGACTGACTTCCATGCACCTGAGTAGGTGTCGAGATAGCAGGAATCGTTAGACCACCAGACCCCTGACTCATCCTTCTTGCCCTTCTCAGCGTGATACAGATAGCACTGATACTCAGCGCGTGGATCTACAGTGAGAATACATACCTTGGAACCATTAGTGAAATCCTCAATGAGGTTGGACACTTGTGGGTTATCTAGGGCAGTAACCCCACCGATTGCAGGCAGTAGATCCTCAGCAAAGATACGCGTATCACTACGATCATCACCCTTAGGCTCAATGATCGGCAGTACGCCATTGTGTGCAAGGTAGGTGAGTTGATTACCCACGCCTACTTGGAATGGATGGCAGTTGTCCACAGTGGTCGTGCCATGCGTAGCGAATCGTGCATGCCACATGGCATAGCCTTCTGGATACTTGCCACGCATCTCGAGGAAGCGCTTGATGGATGTATCGGCGTTCATGGTGCGTTCTACATGGATGCGGTTCTCGCTAGGAATTACGATAGCGAAGCCGAAGCCATGAGGATTGTTGAGAGCAGAGTTTTCTAACTTGTCTCGTGAGGGAATTACGTTTGGTGGAATTACACATAGCATACACATTTTACATATCTCTTTTCTGCAGGATTATCCTGCACTTAGTTTTCTTGGACTGAATCAGACATGAAGGACTTCTCCATGGCTGTGAATAGGTGCGGATAGGTTGAGGTATTGTCTGCGACATACCGAGTGAACATCATCCATGAGAGAGCCTTATTACTGGCGCTCACATGTAGGTTGCGAGTGTACTCGACAGCACACTGAACGAGTTCTAGTGCCATGAGTACACGCTCAGGCTTGAGCGATCCTCTGAACACTCGAACCTCGAGAGTCTCCGAGTTCTCGGAGTTGATTGCAGAATAGCGACCATTTTCTTGGTTGCCATGCTTGACCTTGCTAACTAGGCGACCCTTATCCTCGAAGGTTGCAAAGGATGAGGTACGGCCGGCCAGCCTACTGATCTGGCGATCATTGTCGTAGATCAGTTTCATGAAGCGTAACTCATGAGCCTGAACCTTGACGATATCTGATCGCTTGTGAGCGAAGCCGAAGGCAGTGCGTGATACGTGGACATGCAGGCCGCATGTACTGGTATCCCATGAACGGAAGCCGAGCCTGCGAAGTTGTCGCAGTGCCGACCAATCGAACTTCTGCTGGTACTCATCGAGTGAGTGGGGATGAGTGACGATCTCGAAGCCTTGATTGAGAGAGCCGTCCTCTTTGAGATAGATACGCTCACCGAGAGCGTTGCTCACGACTTCTGCACCATCTCTGATGGAGTTGCCGTCAGACTCGACTTCTAACTCGAAGCCCATGTGATAGGTAGCAGTGCCGAAGAAATACGGGCGAGGCTTGTACGAGTACGAGTTGATGAGGTGAGACCCATCTTCCTCGCAATGATGCCCGTCGCCGTCCCAATACTGATCGCCACAGTCGTCGCATGTATAGACACAGTTGTCGTAGCATGACTCGCAGTATCGAGTGCCGTTGAAGTAGGCGCTATCGTCTAGGATCTCCATGCTCTCACATGCTGGACAGTGGAAGAAATTATCCGAGCCACCAGCATCGGCAAAGAGTTCTTCTTGGCACTTCTGGCAACACTCTTGACCGAATATCTTCTCGAAGTTCTGAAAGACTAGATCACCAGCATAGAAACTACCTACGCGCCAGTTATATCGTGGATGCTGAGTGCTACAACGCTCGCACCACTTGGAGCAGTCCGAGTTATCGTGGACATACACTTCTTCCCCGTTGCCGTTCCATGTAGCGACTAGATCAGTCGTGCCGTCACTCACGCCTTCGCATGAGTAGCAAGTGATAGTGTCGGCCTCTGGACGAGGACGGCTATCTCTGACGGCGTAGAGTGCTTCCTCGGTGAGTATATCGCCGTAGCGATAGACTTCTCGAAGGTTAGCCATGAGGCAGTTCACGCACACTTCTTGAGAGTCTTTCATGATCGAGATTACATATAGTTCTTGGTAAGTGCGACAGTTGCCGCATCTACCAGTTGAGACATAGCCCCATGTATTGCAGGTGACTACATCATCTAGGGTTAGAGTCATTCTTCATCCTTTCGTTTCTCGGTGCAGGATTATCCTGCACTTACCAGTTCGTGAGGTTGTGGTACTGGTCGCGCCAGTAATCGCGTGACTCGGTGAGTCGGTGGTTAGCAACTGCGGTGGTGATGATTACGATTAGGGATGAAGTGAGCGCGATAGTGAGCGCCACTAGATCCCATGAGGTTAGAGTTATCATGATCTTCCTGACTGCAGGATTATCCTGCACTTGGTGAACTAAGGCAGACTTTGCCCCAGTAGGATAATTATCGCATAGGTCAAGCCTTATGTCTAGCACCTAACATGCAAGATCAGGCCGACTATGAGTGACCTACCGCCGACACAAACTAAGATCGAACCGACTATGAGTGTCCTATACCCGACACAAACTTTTCGCGGCCTCGAGCGCGAGGGCTGGGCGCGCTCGATCTGGCGCGCCAGAATCGAGGCATGAGAAAACCCCCCACCCTCGAAAGGGTAGGGGGTCGGCTCGGGTCGGACTAGGCGACCTTGAGAGTTACGCGTGAGCGCTCGAGCGCTTGAGCCAGTAGGAACGCAACGGCCTCGGCATCCTTGAGCGCTTGACCTTTCAGAACTGGCTTCTTCTTCAATTCTGATCCGAGCGCCTTAATGAGCGCCTCGATGCTCGGAGCCTTCTCGACCTTATCGCCCTCGGTACGCGCTGAGCGCTTGGCCTTCTGCTCGCCTTGAGACGGAATCGAAGCCTTGAGATCATCGAAAGACGCCACGAAATCGAGCGCCTCGGCCAGTGGCATCTTGCCGTCTTTGCCGTTGAAATACTTACGCGCTTGAATCGCAGTGTTCAGCAGAACTTTCAGCGATTGAGTCGCGCCACCCTCGAGGGTGCGAATCTGGCTCGCGCTCACGAAATCCTGCGCGTGGCTTGGCTTAATCGTTGGAAGCGCGCCGACCTCGTTGGCCTTCTCGATTGACTTTGCAATTCCACGATACCCGACCTTCTTGGCCTCGATCATCTTGACCGCCTTCTCGAACACCTTGAACTCGGCAGGAAGCGAGCCACCGATCACTTTTGAGAACTCGCTCACGAGAACATCTGAAATCTGATCTAGTGATGAATTAACAGTGCCAGACACTGACTTTTTGGCCTTGCTTGTTGTTGCTGATTTTGCTGACATTTTTTTTCCCTTTCTCAGTCGGGATCCTTTCCCGATCTGATAGGAGAATCGTCTCATGGCTCGCCCCTTATTGCAACGACCTCAGCCCCCCAATCTCGGCCACCTTCTGCCCCCGATCTGATGCAGGATAATCCTGCACCCCTCACCATCGAGCGCCCTCGAGTCAGCCCTCACCCCTTCCCCTCGATCTCATCCCCTCGAAGGCCAAAGGCCAGACCCTCGAAGCCCGAGCCAGCCAGCCAGCCCAAGCCCTAGACCCCTCGGCCAGACAGTCCACCAACACAAACCGCGCACCCTTTCCACTCGAACGCCCGTTCGAAAAAATCGCCCTCGCTTCGCTCGGGGCCCTCGCTTCGCTCGGGGTTAATAGCGCGCCTTCGGCGCACTCTTTAAAAGACGCAGGGCTCTGCCCTGCACCCGCGCCTCGCCGGCGGGGCACGCGTTCAAGCGCCACGCGTGGCTACGCACTGTGTCGCTAACGCGACCCCAGTGCTTTAACGCGGCTTCGCCGCGGATATACACTATCGCATTAAATTATTTTTCCAGTATTTACGGGGGAAATGTCCGTTTTAGTATACTAAGTTAGTGAAGTACATCACATTTGCTAATATGTAGCGTTCGGATTCCCGTTTTGAACGGGTTAGTATATATAGACGAACGACTCCTACAGAGTGAGTCTATCTTGATGTGAGTGGGTGGCTAAGACAGCCCAAAGGCTGGCTTGATGCCAGCCACGAACCCAGGGGTTAGCGAGGCTTGCCTAAGCAAGCCGAGCGATAAAGGGGATTTTTAATCAGGGGTTTAATAGAGGAGTTATCATGGCTGCCAAAGGCGGTAAAGAGCACCACAATGTGGTTGCCCTGCGAGAGGCAAAGGCAAAGGTTTTAGATTTTGTCCGCCAAGGGCTAGATATTACAGATGCATTAGCAAGGGCTGAACGTAAGCCAGATGTCATGAAGGACTGGCGCAAAGACGCTGCCTTTATGAAGGAACTTGAAAAAGCCCGAGAAGAGGGCGAAAAGACTTTAAGTATAGTTTCAGGGGATGCCAAGTTCAAAATTGGCTTTGAGGAGTTCAGCCGTGAGTTTCTTGACTCGCCGATCTTTCCACATCACAGGTCATGGATTGACGTGCTTGAGGGAAGAGAACCTTCCTACATTCACCCGTCGATGGTCTATGACCCTGCATCTAAGAAGCGTCTGCTTATCAACGTTCCCCCAGAGCATGCCAAGTCTACGGTCATCACGGTCAACTACTGTGTCTACCGAATTGCCATGGATCCTAATATCAAGATCACCATCGTTTCCAAGACTCAGGAACGCGCTAAAGAATATCTTTACTCGATCAAGCAACGGCTAAGCCACGAGCGCTGGTCGAAACTACAGGCAGTCTATGGATCTGCAGGAGGCTGGAAAGAGGATGCGGATACTTGGAAGGCTGATCGCATTTACCTTTCTCGTGATTCTACCGAAAAGGATCCGACGGTGCAGGCGCTCGGAATTGGTGGCCAGATTACTGGCGCCCGTTCCAACCTCATCATCCTGGACGACGTTGTTACGACTTCAAACGCGCATGAGTGGGAGAAGCAACTCCTCTGGCTCCAGCGAGATGTAGTCACCCGTCTGGGTGATAACGGTAAGTTGCTCATCGTAGGCACACGTATCGCCGCTAACGACCTCTATCGAGAGATTAGAAACCCTGAACACTGGACAGGTGGCAAGTCACCGTTCACGTATCTATCAATGCCAGCAGTACTTGAGTTCGCAGATAAGCCAGAGAACTGGGTTACCCTGTGGCCTAAGGCACATATCCCATGGGAAGGCTCAGATGAAGATATTGTTCCAGATGAGGACGGCCTTTACCCCAAGTGGGACGGCGGCGCATTGTTCCGCAGGCGTAGTGAAGTCAGTCCTAGTGCCTGGGCGCTGGTATATCAGCAGCAAGACGTACAAGAAGACTCAATATTTGCCCCTGTCTGTGTACAAGGTTCGATCAATAGGATGCGAAAGCGTGGCCCGCTAAAGGCTGGTAGCGCTGGACATCCTTCTGAGAAGGGTTCTTGGTACACCATCATGGGCCTAGACCCTGCTATGACTGGTAATACAGCAGCAGTGGTTATCACAGTAGATCGCTATAGTCGCAAAAGGTATATCCTTGATGTCGAAAATATGTTTGATCCTACCCCACAGAAGATCCAGAAGTTAATTCAAGACTGGGTTGAGAAGTATAGACCACAAGAATTAAGAATTGAAACCAACGCTCATCAAAAAGCATACGCTTTAGATGATGATCTGCGTCAGTACCTAGCCTCTACAGGAGTTCGCTTCTCGAGTCAGTTCACTGGCAAGAACAAATGGGATACACAGTTTGGTGTAGCCGCTATGTCAGGTCTCTTTGGGACTATGCGTGGCACAACATTTAATAACGACAACCTCATGGAACTCCCAGCAGTGGAAGGTTCTGAGGGCATTAAGGCTCTGATCCAGCAATTAATAACCTGGGAGCCTAATACTAAAGGCAAGACCGACTGTGTGATGGCGCTCTGGTTCTGTGAACTACGCGCCAAAGAAGTGATCTCAATCGGAAGAACCAATCAGAGCCATATACCCAACAAGTGGGCAACTCGTAAACAACAACAAGAACGCTATGTACTCAATGTCAACGACTATGAGTTTGGTGAGGAACAGGAATAACGATGGCATTAGATATTGAAAGAATCGCTAAGCGCGTTGATAATCTCAAGCGCTTGCATTCTGATCGTGACTTTCGTATGGCCCAAATTCAGGCTGTTCGCAAGGGTCAGATCGCTAGCATCTTTCCAGATATGTTCCCTGAGGGACTACCTCACTCAATGGTTGCTAACTTTATTGACGTTGCAGCCCGCGATCTTGCAGAAGTTTTAGCCCCACTCCCATCATTTAACTGTGGTGCTGTCAAGGTTACAGATGCCAAGGCACGTAAGTTTGCTGATAAGCGAGCAATGATTGCCAACAACTATGTTGCACATTCACGCCTCCAGTCACAGATGTACTGGGGAGCAGACTGGTACTTCTCATATGGATTCTTGCCTATCCACGTAGAGCCAGACTTCGATGGAGAGATTCCTTTCATCCGTGTTGAAGATCCAATGGGATCTTACCCAGAGTTTGATCGTTTTGGACGTTGCGTAGCATATGCTAAGCGCTACAAGAAGACATCTAACGAACTTGCACATGAGTTCCCAGAGTTTGCAGCCACCATCCTTGGTCGCTTTGGTGAGAACACAGGCAACGATATCGAACTTATCAAGTACATGGATAAAGACCAGACAGTTCTATATCTACCAAACAATAATAATTTAATTCTTAGCACCGTAAAGAATCCTCTTGGCAAGATGACAGTGCGTATTGCACGTCGTCCTGGCATTGATGATGAACCACGCGGTCAGTTTGATGACGTGATCTATGTACAGATGGCTCGCGCACGTTTCGCTAACTTGGCAATGGAAGCGGCTGAAAAGTCAATCCAAGCGCCACTTGTTGTACCTAGCGATGTATTAGACCTTCCTATGGGTCCTGATGCAGTTATCCGTACAACTCAACCACAAGGTGTCGGGCGTGTCCGTTTGGATATTCCCGCTGCTGCTTTTCAGGAGCAATCAGCACTCCAATCAGAATTACGACTTGGTGCTCGATATCCTGAGGGTAGAACTGGAAACATTGACGCTAGTATTATTACTGGTCAAGGTGTCCAGGCGTTACTTGGTGCTTTCGACTCTCAGATTAAGGCTGGTCAAACCATCCTTGCTGAGGTGTTGGAAGATGTCATCCAATTAGCGTTTGAGATGGACGAAGTTCTTTTCGACAAGGAAAAGAGCGTTAGAGGAACAGCACAGGGTACGCCGTACGAGTTAAAGTACACGCCAAGCAAGGACATAAATGGCGACACTTCTATTGAAGTTCGTTATGGCTTGATGGCTGGATTAGACCCTTCACGTGCATTGATCTTCTCACTACAAGCACTAGGTGCAGACCTTGTATCCAAAGACTTTATCCGTCGAGAACTACCATGGAATGTTAATACAACCATGGAAGAAACACGCATTACTGTAGAAAAAATGCAAGAAAATCTTACTCAGGCTATTACAGCAACTGCACAAGCAATTCCTGCAATGGCTGCACAAGGACAAGATCCTTCACCGCTTATTAAGAACATTGCCGATGTGATTGATCGCATCACTAGGGGAGAAAACATACAGGATGCTGCGTTGGCAGTGTTCACGCCGCCTCAACAGCCTGAACAACCAGCACAGCCAGAGATGGCTCCACCAGGCACACAAGGCCCAGTTGAGCAGGCTCCCCAATCCCCAGCCGCTCCTGGACAACCTTCTGGTGGAGTCCCTCAACAAGAAGCAGCCCCACAAGATTTAGCAAGCATATTAGGACGTCTAGGAGGAGCATAAGATGACAGCGCGTAAGAAACCAGTCAAGAAGGCAGCAGTAAAGACTGTACGCGATGAGTCTTATTCAAGACTAGAACTCTATTGCATTGCAATGAACGAGTACTACAAAGCACTACGCGTCGCAGGTTTTCCTACAGACGTATGCATGACAGTCATGATGGATCGCAGTTCATGGCCAGATTGGATGTTGCCAGATGTTGGCATGCCGAACAAGATGGATCCACTCGAGTATATTGATGATGAAGATGAGGACTAAAAATGTCGAATATTGCACCTGTATCAGGAGTCGGAAAGAACGCTAAGCGTACTGACCGTGGCATGGTCCAAAAAATTCAGCGCAACGCCAAGATCCAAAATGCTTCTGGCGGTGCATATGGAGATCGCGCAGAGATGCAGAGTATTGCATCTGGCGCTTCTACAGCACCAACAGCAAGTGCGGTTAGCGCACAACCAGCACCACGTCCTGCAGTTCAAGTAACTGGAGCCTTTGCTCCTGGTAGTCAAGATAAGCCGTTCACTGATGGCGCTGGTGGTAACACAGCAGGCGCTACTCCAGATGAACTTATGGCTAACTACCAGTCATCTGACCCTGGTGCAATTCTTGTTCGTGCTATGTACAGAATGTACCCCACACCTGAATTACGTCGCTACGTTGAAGCCTACAATGAAGAAGGCCTATACTAAGTGGCCTCAGAAATTGATCTAGGAATATACGAGCCAACTTCTACTCAAAGTAAGAAGAACGCGTCCATTTTTGCTAACAGAGACAATGACATGCTCACGCGTATCATAAATCAGCAGATGGCTACGCTTGATGGCTCTGAATTTTCTAACTTTAATTCTATTGTATCTAAGTATCCCTTCCTATCAAAGGAAGTTGTTGTTGGCCTAGTTAAGGCTGGAGCAAATGCAGATACTCCTGGTATCGATAAAGTTACCTCTATGGACGGCATTCAAAAGGCTATCCGTGCAGCAACAATGGTTAAAGATCTTCCATCTGTAACTGCAAAAGACAAAAATATTCTTTCTTCAATTAAAGACACTGCTTATGGATTTACAAAGGGTGTGGTACGTACGGCTTTTATTACAGCCCGTAGCCCTTATGAATATACAACAAGAGTAGTCAGAGACATGTATGGGGCACTTCAAGGCGAAGAAGGATCTGGCGGACGTTTAGTTGACGCCTTGAATCCATTCAGTCTGAGCGGTAAGTCTACTCAACTTGGCGCATTGATTCGTGACGTAGCCGATGGTGGCGGAGTTAGTACAGGTTCTGGATTCTTCCTTGACCCTAACTCACGTGTAGGAAAGAACCAAGCAAAGTCTATGCAGGCTTTTGGCCGTGTAAATGGAAAGTCATTTACCATTGGTCGTGGAACTCTTTCTACAATCGGTTTTGATCCTAACAGTGATTTTTACAAAACAGCATCTGGAGTTATTGACGCAGTAATTAACGTTGCCTCAGATCCACTAACCTACCTTACTGTCGGTGTTGGACCACTTGCTAAGGGTGCTGCTGCACTCAAGGGTGGAAAAGAACTTGCAGCAGTTAAAGCAATAGCAGTTCAAGAACAAAAACTTGCAGACGATGTTGCAAAAGCCAAGAGTATCTTGAATCCTACCAAGGAAGAAAAGGAACTCATGAGGGCGCGTGAGACGGAACTTCAAACAATCCGCCGCGATATTAAGAACACCTACATGACAAGAGATGAAGAACTTCTTCAAGCAGAGCGTTCTTTCAAAGAAGCACAAAAACTACAAAACGAAAGTTACTATAACTCAGTAGTAGAAGCAACTAAAAGAGATCTTCCTCAACTTGCAGATCCACAGATTGCTAGATTTCTTGGAGATACCATCATTTCTGGAAAGCAAGATGAAGTCATTCAGGCTCTATCACAACTTTCTGGTGACTTCTCTAACATAGGCAAGGGTTTCCCTGGCGCGTTCATGCTTGATGAACTACCAGAAGCAGGAAAGATTACTGTTGCTGCTCAGGGACTAGAAGAATTCGTAGTAAGTGCAGCAAAATCCGATCTAAAGATTGTCGATCTTGCCACAGACTACTCAACACTTCTCAAGGCAGACGTGGCCGAAGAAGTTGCTCGTCGTGGAAGTCTATTTGATGAAATTGAAAATCTTAAAAACAACCCTAATCTTCCTAAAGAAACAATTGAAGCACTTAAAACACTAGATGTTAAGGCATTCATTGATGATCTTATGTTTAACGGTGGTGCTGGAGAGAATCTAGCAACACTTCTAGCAAAGGTAGCAATTACCAAAAACGAACATGCTATGGCTTTGGCTACAGATGCAATCAAAAAGGTCTGGCAAGCAGATGGTTTCTCAAATGTTCGTGCTATCTATGGCAGAACTGGTGGAATTGCAATCACAAGCCTAGACGCTTTGGCTGCTAAATCAGTTAGCGTTAGCAGTCTGTTAGCAGATAGCAGAGTTGCTGGAACCGTACTAGATGCACCAAGTGCAATTCGTTCAGCAGAGCAAGCAGTAGAGCGCGCAAGAGTAGCCCGTGACGCAGCAGTGCGTGATGTAGATACACTTGATACTAAGGCTGCAGAGATCTCTGCTATACGTGAATACGTTGAGCGTGATCCAGATCTTCTTAAAGAGATTATTAACAATCCTGAATATGGCCGTCTAGGCACTTTGATGGATCTTGAAGTAGAAATCGGAAGAAACCGTTACTACCAAGAACTCATCTCAGCAGAGTCTGGCCTCATTGAGCGTATCGGTGGTCCGATTTCGGAAAATCTTAGTAAGGTAAATGAATTCTTGCTAGGTAAGCGATTTGCTGTAGTAGCAGATATTGTCGCTAAAGAAACTAGCGCCGCTAGAGTATCTCGTTTATTCAACAACAAATTGGATATGGAAATTGTTAGACTGCTTACAGATGCTAAATCAGCAGATGAAGTACTTACGATTCTACGCAGACAACTTGCATCACCTACAGCAGATCCAAGAATTGCTCGTAGCCTATCACTTCGTGCTCAAACAATTGCCGAAGGCAATATTCCTGTTATCAAGAGCGTAATGCCTCCTAATGGCAAGGCTCTTATGATGGTTGAAAGAATGGAAAGAGCGCTTACAAAAATGCACTCACGCTCCCAAGTTCTCCCTCTAAACGATCTAGATCGTCTCACAAAGGGAGTTGCTGAGTGGATGGGCACTGCAAGAATTTCACCTGCACTTATCGACGATACAATTAATAAACTTGTAGCCGCAAACGCAGAAACTGGAAACAGTGTTAATGCAATTCGCGCTAAGATTATTGATGATGCTATAAGGGCATCACATGACGATATTATTGATAGAGTAGCACCAGGAAGCAAAGAACTTAAAGAGATTCTTGGTAAAGAACTTAGCCTTTCAGGCGAAGAGATGGTTCTTCACAAGGCATATGCAAACACACTCCTTTCAGAAGGACAGCATGTTGGCGTTATGATTGGCGCAGGAGAAGAAATTACACTCGATGGCGCTGTATACCTACACCAATTTGTCGATGACGTAGTTCGACTACCAGATACAAGGCCAATCGTTAAGGCTATTAAAAAGTATAGTGTACTTAAACGTGACATTGGCGGAGATAACGCAGCGGCTCAATTTATTACTGAATTTGGTGATCAATGGAGAACTGCTCAACTAGCATTCCGTATTTCATATATCACTCGTAACGTAGGTGAGATGCAGTTCCGCATGTTCTTATCAGGACACGAAACACTATTGACCCACCCACTTGGGTTTAGCGCGATGATGTATGCAAATCCAAAAGGTAACGCTATGCAGAGATTGCTTACGCATTTTGAAAAGTATGGCGATGATATTCTCGATAACTCATTTAAGGATCCACAAGCCGCTAAGTTGCTCACAGATGCAATGGATGAGTACTTAACCTTTATGGGCCGTAAGGTATCGGCAGGAGATCTACGTTCAGTCGATGCAAAGACAAGATTGCTAGGCAAGTGGTATCGCACAGTTGACTATGCAGATGAAAACTTCTATCCTGCATTTGCAACAACACTTGCTCGTTTTAATCTAGATGAGATGATGCCACTTGTAGCACGTGCAGATACACCACAGTTGCAGGCAAAGTTAGTCGACGATCTTATTAATGATCGCCCAATCATGATTAACGGACAAGAACGAACAAATTTACTCAAAGAAATTCTAGAGGCTTCTTTCTCTAAGAATCAACGCGGTACAGGCGGTTCGGATTTCGATAGAATATTCTTGAAGAATCCAGAAGAGCCATTCAGCAAGGCTAACCTAAATCCAGAAGGTATCAGAAACTGGCTATTTGATCCTAAATCAACAGGATCTTACGAAACAGCACTCAAAGGATTGATGGGTTCAGGACAACGTGGACTTTATATCCGTGAATTGCTTGCCAACGGAGTTGTTAGAGTTCCGACAGCAACAGGTGACGAAGTTATTCGTATGCCACGCTTCAAGAACTCACAGTCAATTGAAGAAGGTCGTGCTGCAGAGAAGGTATTCAGGGAACAACTAGAGCGTCTATTCCCTCGTGAGGAAATGACTGACGCAGTTGCCATCTTCTCCGACACAAAAGCATGGATGAGTGCAAACCCATCTATTCTAAGAAATTCAGTTGATGGGTTCTTTACTTTAGCAGCAAAAGTTGAAAATATCGGAGCCTACGGTCCTGAGTTTAGAATGTCATACTGGGATCACATTGGTCGCTATGCGCCTTCTATGGGTCTAGAGGACTTGTTGAAACTGCAAAAGCAGGCTGGTAAGACTCTTAGTGGTATTACAGTACGTACACCTGCAGGTAAGCGTATTCCAGTAGGAAAGCGCCATGAAGCGCTACGTGTTATCAACAAAGAAATTAGAAAACGTCAGAATAATCCTAATATTCCACAGTTAATGTCCTACAATGACGTTCACGTTACTGCAGCCCGCATGGCTGGTGAGTATACAAGAGATCTATTCTATGATGCTTCACGTCAACTTGACTCAGCAAATAGATTACGTCTATTGTTCCCATTTATCCAGGCACACTTTAACACGATTAAGTCATGGACTAAGTTAACAGCACAGAATCCACGCCAGATTTATAAGTTTGGTAAAGCATATCAGGCGCTAACCCAGCCAGGATCATCTGCAATCTACGATTTAACTAACACTAAGTACGAAGAAGGACAAGGTTTCTTCTATAAGGATGATTTTGGTAAGCAACGCTTCCGTTATCCTCTATCTGGTGATCTATTTGGTGCATTTGCAGGTATGGCGATTGGCGATACCGGCGCTAAGGATGCATTGCAACTAACTGCACCAGTTCAGTCGCTTAACCTTGCATTTGGCTCTGTTAACCCTGGAATGCCAGGACTTGGGCCTGTAGCACAGATTGCATATCTAGCAAGTGGTAAATCGCAGGCATTCGGTCCTCAATGGGACTTTATGCGCGACATTATCTTCCCATTCGGTGAGCCAGGTGCATCAGGTGCTGGAGCAATCAGCGGTCTAGTACTTCCTGCATGGCTTAATAAGAGTTTCTTATTTCTTATTAATGACTCTGCAATGGTTGAACGTGAGACAAAAGACTGGGCTGGATACTTAGCATCTACTGGAAAGTATGGCGACAACCCATTCGCTAATGATACAGCCCGTAACGAGTTGTTTAATGATGCACAAAGCATGAGTCGTTGGACAGGTTTAATGTCTGCATTCTTCCAGAGCGTAGCACCTGCTACCCCTTCTAAAGAAATCTTTAATAAGATTAAAACCGATGAAGGTAAATTTAACTTTATTTCATCTACACAGTTGTACAAGCAGTGGGATGATATCTCAAAAGAGAACCCTGGTAACTTTGAAGAAGCCAGAAAGCAGTTTGCAGATCGTTATGGCTGGCAGAATCTTCTAGTCATAATCAGCGGTTCTACAAAGTCTGTAACAGGTACAGAAGATGCCTGGTCTTTCTTGAATAAAAACCCTAAGATTGTAGCACAATATGCTACACGCGATGCAGATATTGTCCCTTATTTCTTCCCTGGTGGAGAAGCGGCTATGTCCTACTACCAGTGGCAGATTGCCTCCGCACGTCGTGAGAAACTATCTCCAGAAGAGTTAGAATCAGCCGCTGAGGATCTAGTCTACAACATGGAACTATCTCAGATTTCAGAAGAACAAGCAGCCAATGGTTACTCTGATATCTGGTACACCAAGCAAGTTGTTGAACTTAACAAGTTATACGGTGGAAAGCCAGCCTCAACCATCATTACAGGACGCCAAGAAAAGCGCGCTACAGCAATTGGTGAGGCTCTCAAGAACCCAGCATTCAAGGATTCACCTGTATTTGAAGAGGCTTCCGAGTTCTATGACTCATACATTGAAAAGATTACAACATTACAGAATGATCGTAATACTCCAACACCAGATTTGGGCAGTTCATTCTGGCTAAATACTAAATACCGTGAAGAACTAGAAAGATTAGGTACTGACTTAATGATGCGTAACCCTGCATTCTCGCGCATGTATTACTCTGTATTTGCAAATCTTTTGAAGAAGTCAGGAGAATAAAGTGGTTTACCAATCAGGTCCAGCAACAGGTACACAACAGACACCTGAACAGAAGGCTGCCGCTTATATCCGTTCTGAGGGAAGCGTTTATTTTAAGGCTTGGTCACAGCAGACTGAAAACTTTGCACAATCAGCAGCAGCAGAATTCGATGCGCTAAAGAATAAAAGCACTATTAAGGCAGGCATGTCAGATTATGCATACTTCCAGGCTATTGTCCGTAAGATGGGTATGTCTAAGTCTACTGGTGTTTTAGGTATGTCTGATACACAAGATATTGCTGCTATGAAAGAAGTCTATAAGTTATCATATCTTGATGGTATTGACTGGATAGAATGGGTAAATAAACAGGCTCAAAGCCCCTATGCTTCTTCATCAACAGGTCCTAAGTTCTCTAAAGAAGTATCTACAGCCCTCACATTGATCGATAAGACAGATGCTGAGAGTATCCTATCTAAGGCATACTATGGCGCTTTTGGTGTAATGCCTAACAACAAGCAGATCGAGAATTTTAAGACTCGCTACGCTGCAGAGGCACAGCGCCAGTTGGCTGAAACCACAACCACACGTTCCACATCTGGTACAGATACATCTACTGCTGCAAGAAGCAAGACAGTTACACAGGGTATGGGATTCACAGAACAGGAACAGCAACAGTTTATCGCTAAGTTCCTCAAAAATAACTACAAGATTACAGGCAAAGAAGAGTCTGGTCGTGTTTCTACTATCATTAGTGACCTAAAAAGAGTCTACGAAGATAACCTAATTCCAGTACCACCTCTAGAAGAACTAACCACATTCGCAGCAAATGCAATTGGAACTGGTGATCCTGAGATGTACAAGCAGAAGATTGACGCTAAATTGCAGTCAGTACGCATGGTTGCTGCAAAGATGCACCCAGGAGCAGCAGACATTCTTGGCGCTGGTACAGATATTAGAACTATTGCTGCACCTATCTCACAGGCTATTAACTCATACCTAGGCACAAGTATTGCATATAACGATCCACGTATCAAGGAACTTGTTAACTATAACGATGGAACTAACATCCGCACAGCCAACGCTATCGAAATCGAGAAGTGGGCGAGAAAGCAACCAGAGTTTGCAACTAGCGCCTACGGCAAGAACCGTGCTATGGATATCGCAGATGCATTTGAACAGGGGCTCAAGTAATGGCAACTAAAGCACAACTAGCAAAAGCGGCAGCAGACCTTAAGAAAGCACAGGCAGCATTAGCAAAGGTTGCAAACCCAAATATAATCCCTGGATTCAAGCCAGCAATCAAGATGCCTGCACAGACAAAGCAACCAGGACAGGCTGGATTTGTAGGACCAACAGCAATTCCCGTTCCTGCTGAGACTGCTTTTATATTTAACAACCAAGGTCTCGTGGAAGAAGTTTATACATCTGGTCCTAAGGCTGGAACAAGTGTAAGCACCGGTGGCCTTGTGCTCCAAGGACCTAAGCCAGCAGATACAAGTGCTGCTCGTGCAGACTTGTTTAATCAAATCACTGCAGGATCTAATCTTGGCGGCGGCAATAAGACTGTAGCAACATCAGCGCCAACTAACGCATCACAGTTGATTAAGGCAAGACTAAAGCAACTTAACTTCCCTGATTCAATCATTGATAGTTCAATTAACTTTGTTGAATCTCTTATGAATGATGACATGGAAATGCCGAATGCTATTGAGATTTTGTACAACAACAAGGAATATACCACCAAGAATGGTATTAAATTAGCATCTCCTTTCTACGCTGAGTTCACATCTCTCAAAGAGAACTATAAGGGAGATCCTCGCTTTACTCCTACACCAAAAGAACTCATGGAGTTCTCACTTGGCGTCAAGAGCCTAGTATCTCGTTATGGACGTAGTTCTAAATTTGCTGAGCGCGCATCACTAGAGCAGTATGTAGCCAATGGTGTGCGTATTACAGACCTAGATCAGCGTTTTGCTACAGCAGCACTCAAGACACTTGAGGCTGACCCTAATGAAGTTAAGACACTCAAGGCTCTAGGCTTTATCAATAACACAGAAGATCTTGCTGATTTCTACCTTGATCCTAAGATCGGTCAGGAACAGTTCGAGATCAACGCTAAGACAGCAGCATTTGGTAAGCAGGCTCTCAAGAGAGCAGAGTCTGGAATCACATTTGATGCAGCCCGTATTAAGCAACTCGCTGCTACTACAAGTGGTGTTGCAGACGCAGAGGCAACGGCTGCACAAGGATTTGAAACCATTGCTCAGACTCTCCAGCCACTTACAAAACTAGAACAGATTTATGGTGTTGGAATCGATCAAAAAGCGATTCAGACCCAACTAGAAGAAGAGCAGTTTAAGGGAACAGCCTCTGAATTACGCAAGCGCCGTAAAGAGCAAGAAGAACTTGCCTTCCAGCGCAGGTCAGGCACTATTGGTGCTAGCCGTGGTTCAGGTGGTTCTCTAGGAACAACTTCCGCACTCGGAATAGTATAAAAGAATTCCACTGGACCTATCGGCCCCAGTGGTGTATAAGACCGATAGTACGAGCCAACTTGGATCCCCTTCCAATCTTGAGGCGTACGCCAACTACTAACAAGGGAGAGGTTGCTATGAGCAACAACCGCGACAACATCAACTGGGACATCGACGACGAAGATGACGAGGATTACACCCCGACATACGACAACGATACCGATCTAGTAAAGAAACTCCGCAAAGCGCTAAAGGCCGAGCAACGTAGAGCAAAAGAACTAGAGAGCAACCTAGGAGAACTGAGTAAGACTCAGAAAGAGCGGATTCTAAAAGATGTTTTTACATCCCGTGGAGTCAACGCAAAGATCGCAGCATTTGTTCCAAATGATATCGAAGCAAGCGAGGAAGCAATTTCCGCATGGATCGACCAGTATGCCGACGTGTTCGGTATTCAACAGGACGCTCCAAAGGTATCTCAAGAAGATATCGCTTCAATACAGAAGATGAACAATCTGCTGACTAATGCAGAAGCACCAGGGGCTTCGGATGATATTGCAAATCGCCTAGCGAATGCATCTTCTGAGGAAGAAATCCTAACAATTCTCAGCGGTCAATAAACCGCAAACTAACCAGAAAGGAGATATCAGCAAATGCCTGATGTCTTTTCAACCACAACCTCTGGGTTAGGTTCCAATCTTGTAACCATGGCGTACGACAAGTTGATCGAACTCAACTTACGTTCAACACCACAGTTCCGCGCAATCGCAGACAAGAAGATCGGAAACCCAACTCACGACGGTTCTTCAATCCGTTTCCAGTTCTACAACGATATTGCTGACACCACAATCGCTGGTGCAACACTCGCTGAAACTGTAGATCCAGATGCAGTAGCACTACCAGCGACCACAACTCTTGATGTTACACAGCAAGAACTAGGTCGCGTCGTACTTCCAACACGCAAGTTGGCACTTATGTCACTTTCAGATGTTGATCCATGGATTGCTAACGCAGTTGCGTTCAACATGGCAACAACACTAGACAACGGTATTGCCGCTGTTCTAGATGCAGGTACAAACGTCATCCGTGAGTCTGCTGGTTCGCTTTCAACAACTGCTGCTAAGAGCACAATTGTTGCATCAGACACATTCAAGGGACGCGACGTACGTTACGCAGTAACAAAGTTACGCGCTGCAAACGTCCTAACCCGTGGCGGAATGTATGTTTCATACATCCACCCAGAAGTTTCACATGATCTCCGTACAGAGACAGGAAACAACATCTGGCGTACACCACATGAGTACCAGAACGTTGGGCCACTCCTTGCAGGAGAACTCGGCGCATGGGAAGGTGTCCGTTTCATCGAGACACCACGCATGACTAACTCAATCTCAGGTGGTGCTCTAACAGCACTTGCTACTGCTTCTGCAGTAAGCGGTGCATCAGGTGCATTTACTATCGTTGCAGCCAACGCTGCATTCGGTGGTCTTGCTGAGGTTGGCGATGCTATCTCAGGTACTAACGTAGGATCTGGTGCTTTGATTACAGCAATTGAAGTTGGCGCTACAAACACTACATTTACAGTGTCTGTCGCTAACTCAGGAACTGTTGGAACAAACACACTTACAGTTACACCTAAGGCTCGCGTTTACAACACTTACGTACTCGGACAGCAAGCACTTGCTGAGGCAGTATGGAAGGAACCAGGCATTGAGTTTGGTAACGTTGTAGACAAGTTGAACCGTTTCCGCCCAGTCGGCTGGCACGGTATGATCAACTGGTCTATCTTCCGTCAAGAGGCGCTATACCGCATCGAGACCGCTTCATCAGTTCGTCCATAATCTAAGTAATTAGACGGGTGGGTAGGGGGCAACCCCTACTCATCAGTAAAACGACTTAGGAGGTCGCATGACATACAGATTTACAACACCAACAATTAGTGAAGGCCCTGCTGGTGAAGGACCGCTTTTTAGTCGCTATCGCCTTACACGTGGGGTTAGCGTTATTAAAGTTGATGGGGAATATTATGAGGTCAGAAACCCTTCTAGTGAAGAGATAGAAGAGGCAGAGGCATTCTACTTAGGTGGGATGACTTATGACGTTAGCGCAGGCGAGAAGGCTGGCCTAGAGGCCGCAGGATACACAGTGGAGACAGTATAAATGTGTGAACATATCAGCAAGGTACTTGAATGGGGATTCACTGATACTCACGATTTTAAGGCTACAAAGTATGGATGCCTGAACTGTGACGAGACTTCCCCAGTTCCATTTGCATCACAAGATGTTGTTATTGACCATAGCACCTGTGGCGGTCCAGATGCCTGCTTCGGGTGCAAGGCTGCAGGACTCCAGTTAAGTACTGGGGATGCCCACAGCGCCAAGTCTATGAGCAACAAGAAATGGGAAGGCGAATTGAATGCTTACCGCTCTGCACGGGCTGAGGGGATTCAACCTGCTGGAACTAGCACAAAGGCTATTCAGGAGGCCAGAAGGGCCTCTGAGGCCTTAGGAGCGGCATATGACGCCAATACCATGGTCGACTCTAAGATAATCCAGAAGAAAACAGTATCCAAACTCAAGGAAGTGGGAGCAGTATAATGCCAAAAGTAGGAAAGAAAGAATTCCCATACACAGCAAAAGGAATGGCTATGGCCAAGATGGAAGCCAAGAAGACTGGCAAGAAAGTAGCCAAAAAGTCTGCAAAAAAGAAGATCGTAAAGCGCGGTATCTTTAACAACAAGCGAGGTAAGTAATATGGCTAAAGAATTCAAAATCGGATCATTTGCACAAGCAGTACCTAAAGCAACTGTAAAACGAACAGTCGCTAAGAAGGCAACACCAAAGAAGCCAGAACGAGGATTTGCAATTGGTGGGGCACTTCCTAAGTTGAATAACACAACTGGTTTTACTAACAGATCATCAGGGTATTTGAACCCAAAGGCTGCTGGAAATAATAAGGCTACATCAGTCAAGAAGATTGCTAACGTAAAACGCAAGCGAGCAATGTAATTATGCCAGGTATGAAGAAGAAGGCTACGCCTTCACCTAAGCCAAAGAACACTGGTCCAATACTTGTTCTTCCAAATGGAAGTACTGTTGGTCTTAGAGATCTTGGTAAGGTAAAGCCAACACCAAAGGCTACCGCTACGGCTAAGCCAAAGGTTACTTCAAACTCAACTTGGCAACAGCAACAGAAGAAAGCAGAAGCCGAACTTCTCAAAAGGCGTCAGGCTGAGGCTAAGCGTACTGGTACTTGGCCAAACGGTTACACTAACTAACAAAAAGATTTCTAGGGTGCTGCAACAGTAAGTTACCCAAGAAAGTAAGACAAGAAACAATCAATTGCTATCGCTTTATCCGAGGCGGGCAAACCTAAGAAAGGTAACAAAATGGCAAGAATGACAGGAAGCGGACAGGCGTCAGGCTACCGCAACTATGCAGCACCAGCAAATAAGCCAAAGGCTGCACCAATAAAGGTATCACAGGCAACAATCGATCGTATCAAGGCAGACGGAATGACAGCCGCTCTCAAGAAGGCTGTAATGGGCAAGGCAAGCGCTTCATACGT